CTTTGTTGGAAACCAAGTGACAGCTAACGAATGGCTAGCTATCTAAGGTTGTCACGTGATCCACCCATGAACACCTCACATGTCAAAACGAACATGCTTAGGGTTCTTGGGCTCAGGATCAAGTGATAGTCCCCCAATGGTGGTGTCGACATTATCGACACCCTTCGTTGAGGGGGTTGTCATCACGACGGTAACGGAGCTATGCCCAACTTGTTGGGCATCCAGTATATTATTACTGATCCAATTAGGCGCCACATGGGATCTCAGGTGAACCGGGAGAACATCGACAAAAATATTGTCGGGTTCTGCTACGGGACAGCCTTTAGATACCCCAGGTGGTGCGTTTGCAAGTCCACGGTACATGGTTAGTTGCTCCTCCCCAGCGATCTCAAGATCAATGGGGGGGTCAACGAAAGCCACACGCCAGTACATGCATTCAAATCTATCAATCCTGTCTAGCACTTCAGGCCACGAGCTCGGTAGTTCATGTTTATAATGACCTACATCCTGCTTAATGGTTTTGATTGCGAAACGTCTCATTTTCTGAGCAAGACTGCGGCAGTGCACGCGGAAGTCTACAGGTGTTGTTTCAACAGCTGATGACAAATCCCGCAGTGTATCTGAGCGATTTTGGTCTTCCAGGACCTGGCGTAAATAACGCCTCCCTGGATAGAGCCATTTCCACCCACCGATTTTGGGTTTCTTCCAAGGTGATTGTGACCAGCACACAAGGTCACGCCAAATCGCCAGGGAATCCCTGCAGTGGACGGGATTATCGCATCCGCATTCAGATAATGAGTGTACGAGAGTAGTACCTCTAACCCAATAAATTTCATGTGATTGACGCGCACCAGGCGCGACACGTGCAGGGACCGGCCTATCTCCAGAAAGGAGTAGGCGTGTCTCTGATAGGTCAAGGACCCTTGAATCCCTGACCAAATCGTGTATCAGGAAGGCCTCACGGTCTCCCCTTTCCTTCATCACGAAACTGGATCGTGCCCTCTCCTTCGTCCAGAGACCATCAAGGGTCTGGATGGAGAGGAACCGTTCCAAAGGCAAATCTACGCGCGTGAAATGTGTCAACCAACGAGCCCATAGCGGGCTTATATGCTTGAGCTCTGCGCCGTCTGGGTGTGCCATCCCGACCCCACCAACCTGTTGGGGCAAGTATGGACACACACCATTCTTCGCAAGCTCACTGACCCAGGGCCAAAAATTGACCCAGATCCAGTTGCATATATTCTGTTGGAGACGCACTGCCATTATTACATCTTCAGGCTGGTCCCATTCTTCATGGAACCAGTGAATCGACTTAGCCACAAGGCCAGGTCGGCGTAACTGATTGTATGCAGTTCTTTCACCAAAACCCCTACTTCGGAGTGTCTGGGTTGTTGAGACCAAGCTGCGCATTTGGATTATATTAATCCACTGCATATGCAACTTGGGCTCCCGAACCAGAACAGCCGCGGTCTTACAAAAGGTTACATACTTATCACTGATAATGTTTGTTCCTTTGGAAAGAATCGCACCGGAGAGGGGTAGGACGTAGTGGAAGATCAGTGCGACCCTCCTCGGAAGGAGGGCCGCCAGATCATCGCCACAGTGAAGTACCCAGTCTAGTGCCAGTGTTTTACGGGCAACTAGATACTTGGGGAAATCACCTTTGGCAATGAGATCTTCAATTGCCTTCTGGGCTGGGTGCCTGCCGAATATGTATTCCGCGAGGTACTCGGGATTGTCCGGGGACAATTTCGAGAGCCAGTTGGATAACTGCAGCAGGTACCCCACATAGAGGTTAAGGACCGTCCAAGACCACGGAGAACCCATGGGACTTGAGCGGACCGAATACTCCCATTCTTCATCAGGTCGCCGGCTGGGGACTGCACCATAGAACAAGTTCTGTGGCGTGCCCGCGAGGCGAGATGATAAGGAGATTAGATTCCTAAGATCAGCTGGTAGCAGTTGCAGCAAAGAATCAACAGTCCCACTCACAAGTAGACGAACAAGGACCATGGAGAAAGTATCCGTGGCCCTCGTAAGATCTAGAGAGACGAGACTGCATCTATTAAGGTAAGACAACGTGGAAGTGTTATCACTCTTGATACTGTTTACCCGGGCCATTAAACGGCCTAGTTTTCCAGATTCAGTTGATACCTCACTATCCAACTGCACTATTGATGGATCCCTAAAGAGGGCATACTTCAATGATGTGCGGTAGATGTGCTCAATCGTGACAAGTGAAGCACGTTCGCAAGCAAGCGTACGTGCTTTATAGCCATTGTCATCAATTGAGATCACTTTTGCCATGTTGTAAAAAGGATCTATACCATGTAGGTCAGTCCAAACCGGCGGGACCTCGTACAGGCGGAGAAAAGGATCAAAGTCCAGCTCTACCTGCGCGTTGTCCAGCTGTATCTGGTATTCAACAGGCGTACCTAATTCCAGTATTCCTAGGACTTCTGGAAAAAGGCCGTCGTAGAACAAGGCCCGTGCCGTATATAATGGCAAAGACCACTGACCATAATTCCCAAGACCACCAAGATAAATGGCGGGTATTG